CGGCGCGCGGCCTCTCGAGCATTGCTCGGCTTCCTGCGCTTCCAGCGCGACACCTCCCACCCGATGTCGCCCTTCATGCCGCGCCTGGTGATCCGGATCAACAGCCTGGAAAGGAGAGCCAAGTGAACCAGCACCGACTGTGCGACGAATGCGAGACCGCTGCCTGGTGCTCGAAGTTCGGATGCATCCCGATCACCGAGGAAGACGACACGCCGATCACCACGCCCGAGGAAGCCATGGGCTGGGTGCCCGGCTGGGGCGTCATCGCGGTCGTCACGGGAATCGTGATTTTGGTCATGGTGGCCGCGGCCTTCGGGCCTGTTTGATAGGGAAGGAACTTCAACAACATGAGCAAGATTCACACAGCGCTGCTGGATGCCATGCGCGAGATCGCCAAGGTCGGCATCGCCAAGACCAGCAAGGCGGACCTGGGCGGCGCGCGCGTCAACTACCGCGGCATCGAGGCCGCGATGAACGAGATGAGCCTGATCCTCATCAAGTCCGGCATCAACGTCACCCCCAGCTACAGCGACCTGAACGTGATGGAGCGGGCCAAGGGCGAGGGCAAGGCCACCCGCTTTGTCACGCTCAAGGGATCGTTCACCTTCGCGGCCGATGACGGCTCCAGCGTCGTGTGCACGACCTACGGCGAGGCGATGGACTCAGGCGACAAGGCCGCGATCAAGGCGCAGTCCGTAGCCTTCCGAACCGCACTGTTCCAGCAGTTCGTCGTCCCCACGATGGCAATGGATCCGGAAGCGGACGGCGACGACGGCGGCATCCTGAACGTCGAATGCCGCGAGCGCGTGGCCAACACGCAGACCGAGGCCGAGCTGCGCGCGCTCAGCAAAGAGTACGTGCCGCTGTTCAACCAGGCCAAGGATCGCGACGGCTATGCCGAGTTCGTGAAACTGGTTCAAGCGCGCGGCGCCGAGATCAAGGGGGTGAATACCCATGCGTGAAATCCTGTTCCGCTGCTCCTCCATCGGCAAGCTGATGACAGAGCCGAAGACCAAGGCCGAAGGTCCGCTGTCCGTGGGCGCCAAGACCTACATTCGCCAGCTCGCCGCCCAGGAGATCCTCGGCGTCGAGTTCGAGGTCTATAGCAAGCAACTGGAAAAGGGGATTCAGGTCGAGCCGGACTCGATCGCCCTGCTCAATCGCGTGCGCGGGCTATCACTGGATAAGAACGCCGAGCGCCGCACCAATGCTTGGCTGACCGGGGAATGCGATCTGTTCGACGGCCCGCGGCGCCGTGGGCACGACGTGAAGTCGCCCTGGTCGGCCGCCACCTTCCCGATCGCTCACGCCGACTGCGAGGACAAGCTCTACGAGTGGCAGATGCGCGGCTACATGGCCCTGTGGGACGCCGATGCGTGGGAAGTCAACTACTGCCTCGTCAACACCCCAGAGAACCTGATTGGCTACGAGCCGCTGCAGCTGCACGTGGTCGATCACATTCCCGAGCACATGCGGATCACGACCTGGACGGTCAAGCGTGACCTGGAGAAAGAGCAGGCTATCTACGAGAAGGTGCGGCACGCCCGCACCTACTTCGGCGAAGTGATCGCGGAGTTCGCACGTTCGCACAGCGAGGTTGCACTTTTGGGGGCCTCTGCATGAGCACCGTTGAGATCCGCCATGCTCACCTCTTCGCCGGCCTCGGCGGCGGCGCCAAGGGCTTCAACCGGGCCCGGCCGCGCGTTGGAACCATGCAAGGCGAATTCCGCTGCATCGGCGGCATCGACGTGGACGCAGCAGCGATGCGCGACTTCGAACGCCTCACCGGCGCGCGCGGCACCGTGCTGGACCTGTTCGACCGCGAGCAGTACCGCCCCTTCACCACGATGGAGCTGGCCGCGCTGCAGTCGCTTCTGGATCCGGAGGAAAGCTGGGTTCCGTGGCGCCTGGATGGCGAAAGCGATCAGTCCTGGCGCGAGCGCATCGGAAACGCTGTGCCTTCGGATGCCGCGCAGGCCATCGCCGAAGTCATGGGCGAAACGCTGCTGCTGGCGTGGTCGGGTGAGACCTTCATGCTGTCCGCGCGGCCGATCTGGGTTCGGCCGCTGGCGATCGCAATTTCGGTGCAGGGGGCCTGACGTGGGAGATTCAGCCTACATCGACTTCCTGCGCGAGAAGATCAAGCTCGCGCGCTTCGACGGGTTCGACGTTCCGATCGAGCAGATCAACCCGGCACTGAAGCCGCATACGCGCGACATCGCGCGCTGGATGATCAAGGGCGGAAACCGGGCCTGCTTCGCCAGCTTCGGACTGCACAAGACCGCGACCCACCTGGAGTTCCACCGGCAGATCGGTTTGCGCCATCCGGACGCCTACCGGCTCGCCGTGATGCCGCTGGGGGTGCGCCAGGAGTTCCACGACGAGGCTGCCGAGCGCTTCATTGGCGACTGCGCTATCGACCTGCGCTTCATCCGCCGCGACAGCGAAATCGATGATCCGGCCACCATCTACATGACGAACTACGAAGCGGTGCGCGAGGGAAATGTCACGCCCAGCCGCTTTCGCGCCGCAGGCCTGGACGAGGCCAGTGTGCTTCGCAGCTACGGCAGCAAGACATTCCAGGAGTTCATGCCGGCGTTCGCGCCGGTGGAGTTCAAGTCGGTCTACACCGCCACCCCGGATCCGAACCGGTACAAGGAGCTGATTCATTACGCCGGCTTCCTGGGGGTGATGGACACCGGGCAGGCGCTGACGCGATTCTTCCAGCGCGACAGCGAGAAGGCCGGCAACCTGACGCTGTACCCGCACAAGGAAGCTGAATTCTGGATGTGGGTGGCGAGCTGGGCCGTGATCATCACCAAGCCGAGCGACTTAGGCCACAGCGACGAGGGCTACATCCTTCCGGAGCTCGATGTCCGCTGGCACGAGATCGAAAGCGACTACGCCATGGCCGGCGCCGACAAGCAGGGGCAGGGCCTGCTGATTCAGGACACCGCCATGAGCCTTCCGGCCGCCGCGCGCGAGAAGCGCGACAGCCTGGCGGCGCGCGTGGCGAAGGCGCAGGAGATCGTCAGCGCGGATCCTGCTGACCACTTCATTCTCTGGCACGACCTGGAGGACGAACGTCACGCCATCCAAGCGGCGATTCCCCACGCCGTCAGCGTCTGGGGCGCCCAGGACCTGGAAGAGCGCGAGGCTCGCATGGCCGACTTCAAGTACGGCCGTTCCCAGATCATCAGCACCAAGCCGATCTTGGCCGGCAGCGGTACCAACTGGCAGCGCCACTGCCACCGCGAAATCTTCACCGGCATCACCGACAAGTTCAACGACTTCATCCAGGCCATTCACCGGACCGCCCGTTTTGGCCAGACCGAGCGGGTGCGCATCGACATCATTCACACCGAGGCGGAGCGCGAACGTGTCGCCAACCTGAAGGCGAAGTGGGCGCGTCACAACGCCCAGCAGGAGCGCATGGCGGCCCTGGTGCGCGAGTACGGACTGGATCAGTTGTCTATGCAGGACACGCTGGCCAGGACCATCGGGATCGAGCGCAAGGTGGTGCGCGGCGAGCGCTTCGAGGTGGCGCACAACGACTGCGTGCTGGAATCCATGCAGCAGACGGCGAACTCGGTGGACCTGATCGTCACCAGCATTCCGTTCGCCAACCACTACGAATACACGCCGAGCTACAACGACTTCGGCCACACCGAGGGCAACGACCACTTCTGGCGCCAGATGGACTTCCTGACGCCGCAGCTGCTACGGATCCTGAAGCCCGGGCGGATGTACTGCTGCCACGTCAAGGACCGGATCAACTTCGGCAACGTCACCGGTGCCGGCGTTCCCACCGTGAGCCCGTTCCATGCCGAGGCTATCTTCCACGCCAGGAAGCACGGCTTCGACTACATGGGGATGATCACCGTCATCACCGACGTGGTGCGGGAGAACAACCAGACCTATCGCCTCGGCTACACCGAGATGCGAAAGGACGGCACGAAGATGGGCGTGGGCAGCCCCGAGTACATCCTGCTGTTCCACAAGCCCCAGTCCGACCGCAGCCGTGGCTACGCCGACGAGCCGGTGCGCAAGACTGTCGAGGGCTACAGCCTGTCGCGCTGGCAGGTCGATGCGCACGCCTTCTGGCGCTCGGGTGGAAATCGCCTGCTGGGCGCCGAAGAACTGGCCGCCATGGGACCGGCCAAGCTGGCCAAGTTCTTCACCGAGGACAGCTTGCGCCGGGTATACGACTACGAGCAACACGTCGCGATCGGCGAGCAGCTGCAGGCGCGCAACGCGCTTCCGTCCACCTTCATGAGCCTGGCGCCGGGCAGTCACCACCCCGACGTGTGGCACGACGTGAACCGGATGCACACGCTGAATAGCGAGCAGTCGCGCCGGGCCGTCGAGCATCATGTGTGTCCGCTGCAGATCGACATTGTGGATCGCCTGATCGATCGGTACAGCAACCCCGGTGAGAAGGTCTATGACCCGTTCCACGGGCTGGGAACAGTGGGCGTGCGCGCGATCAAGAAGGGGCGCACGGCTGGTGGCTCGGAGTTGAGCGCCGCGTACTTCGCCGACCAGGTGCACTACCTACGCGCCGCTGAGCGCGAATTCACCATGCCTACGCTCTTTGACGCACTCGAACAGGAGGCAGCGTAATGGCTGAAAACACCTCGATCGAGTGGTGCGATGCCACCTTCAATCCCTGGATGGGATGCACCAAGGTAAGTCCGGGCTGCGATCACTGCTACGCCGAGGCGCGACTCGACAAGCGCCTGCATACGGTGAACTGGGGGCCTGGCCAGCCGCGCAAGCGCACCAGCCCTAACAACTGGCGCGAGCCGCAGCGGTGGAATGCCGAACCGTTCTACGAGTGCCTTGGATGCGGCAGTCGCGGAACGCTCGACGATCTGGATGCAGTCGACGAGCGCCAGTGCCATTGCGGCGGAGCGCTCAAACCGGCGCGCCGGCGGGTGTTCTGCGCCTCTCTGGCCGACGTTTTCGACAATGCAGTAGATCCGCAGTGGCGCGAAGATCTGTTCGAGCTGATCGCGGCCACGCCGAATCTGGACTGGCTGCTGCTGACGAAGCGCATCGGAAACGTCGGGAACATGCTGCCCGTGCCGTTCGACTTTGAGCGCATGTACCCCAATGTCTGGCTCAGCGCCACCATCGTCAACCAGGCCGAAGCCGATCGCGACATCCCGAAGCTGCTGGCCACGCCTGCGCGCATGCGGTTCCTGTCGATAGAGCCGCTGCTGAGGCCGGTGAGCTTCGAAGGCCTGTTCGCCAATCCCAGCAACCCTGCGGATGGTACGAATGCGCTGGAGGAAATCGACTGGGTGATCGTCGGTGGTGAGAGCGGGCCGCACGCGCGGCCGATGCACCCGGACTGGGCTCGATCGCTGCGCGATCAGTGCGCAGCTGCTGGCGTTCCCTTCCTGTTCAAGCAGCACGGTGAGTGGACCGAGGCCACGCTGAACAACGTTGACGCCGCCCGAGCCGACCGATTCGTCGAGCAGGATGGGATGGACAGCACGGACTGGACCATCGACCGCCACGGTCCAACGACAGCCCACATGGTCAAGGTCGGCAAGAAATCCGCCGGCCGCCTGCTCGATGGCCGCACGCATGACGAAATCCCGGAGCAAGCGTAATGGCCAACCCAACCCCCACCCTCCCCGATGCGCTGATCAAAGCGAACCACGACATGAAAAAACAAGATGCAGCAGCCCGAGAGGCGACATGGGATGACTACGAGCGCATCCGCGATCTGCCGAACGTCGATGAGGTGATTCGCAATTTCCTGATCGACAGCACGGGCGACAACTCGACGTGCATGGTGCGCGAAATCGTGGAAGCGTGGAGCGCATCTCAGGATGCAGCCGTACAAGGGGCGGTGGCGGTACCGGAGGGCTGGCAGCCGATCGAAACGGCCCCGAAGGATGGGACGCAGATTCTGATCGACACCGGCAAGGATGTAGCTGCCGGGTGCTGGGCTGGCGAAGGCGGTGCTCGTGGATGCGATGTCGCCGACGAGGAATATCCGTGGCTCGTGTTCGATCCCGCCACCGGTGGCCTGAACGCCTTGCTAGAGGACAAGCCGATCCGCTGGCGTGATCTTGTGCCCGCAGCCACATCCCTTGAAGGGGCTGCGATACCAGCAGTGAGCCAAGCAGCGCGGGATGTGCTGGCAGAGCGGCGCCGGCAGATTGAACAAGAAGGCTGGACGCCGGAATACGATGACGAATTTCACCCTGGCGGCAGGCTGGCGCACGCTGCTGCGTGCTACGCGCTTGGCAAGCACACGATTGGCCCGCATGTGCTGTGGCCGTGGAATTGGAGTTGGTGGAAACCCAAGGACAGGCGCAACGACCTCGTGCGCGCCGGTGCGCTGATCCTCGCTGAAATCGAACGCTTGGACCGCGCCGCCCTGTCCACCACCGCTACCGATGTGAAGGGCTGATCCAACATGAACGACGCACAGAACAACTATCGCAAAAAGCCTGTCGTGGTTCAGGCCGTCCAGTACACGGAGGCGGTACGCGATGCGTGCCTGTTCGACGACGGTACGCTGCCCGATGGCGTTTACATCCCGCGCAGCACACTGCACCCGACCACGCGCAAGGTGTGGAGCGCCGACGCCTACATCGACACACTGGAAGGCTGCATGGAGGTTTCGATTGGCGACTGGATCATTACCGGCATCAAAGGAGAGCACTACCCATGCAAGCCTGACATCTTCGCTGCGACCTACGAACCTGAGGGCGCAGCACTGGCGGCATCCCCGGAGCCGGTCACCTGGCAGTACCGAACGTATCACCGCTACGGTGATCCGGGCTGGGGACCATGGTGGACCTGCAACAAGGACGAAGCCGACTTTGTGGCGAGCAAGCCCGACACCGAAGTCCGCGCCCTCTACGCCACCCCTCCAGGCGGTGCGTCGCTGACGGATGAGCGGATTATTCATCTGTGGGATTCCCACGTTGGCGAGCCGACAGCAACGCTCCCGCTCACTGACGCCGACAAGACCGCCTTCGCCCGCGCCATCGAGAAAGAGCTTCGCTCTCCTGCTGCCGCTGCGCCAAGCACCCCTACTTTGGATTCCAGCTCCCCCACTAATGGCGCGAGCCACCCCATGATGGGGGAGTCCCGCGCTCCTGCTGCTGCTCCTGCACCGGAAGGCTACGAACTCGTGATGGTCCAGAACCTGCGGCCTGCCGACGAACCGGACTGGGACGAG